TTCCGATCTTACGTCATCGGCGGGGACTTCGACTTCCGCGTGGAGTCCTACGAGAACGCCGTCGAAGAGGTGGCGCCCGAGCTGTCGATCTTGGACGGAGCCTATTTGCTCAAGACGCAGGGGCAAACCAGGACCGAGCGCGCTGCCAACGCCTTCGACGAGCTGAAGCGAATTTGCAAGCGCACGAAGTGCCCGAGCATCGTCACCATGCAGTTCAACCGCGAGGTGAAGGCAGGCTCCAAGGCCACGGCAGACGCCGGCAACATCGCGCTGACCGACGTCGCTGGCTGGAACGCCGATCTCGCCTACGGACTGATCCAGTCCGAGGACATGAAGAAGGACCGCCGTATGATCTTCAAGCCCTTGAAGGTCCGTGAAGGCGAGGGCGAGGAGTTCGAGGTCAATTGGGACATCGACAAGGTGAACTTCACCGAGCTGCCGAAGCTGGGTGGCGGCGGGGGTGGAGCCGATGATGATGACGATCCGTTCGGTGCTGGAGTGAACGGCACGGGCGCCAGCTCGGGCGGTTCGGACGAGGTGCCTTTCTAGGGTGAGATGATGGCGCAGGTAGGACAGATTCCCCGGTACGTGAAACACGTCACGATGGCCATTCTCAAGAAGAGAGGAATCCATTCGTTCGAGGCTGCTCTCGACATTGCTAGGGCTCAGCTCACCAAGTTCGGCTACCTCGCGGCGGGCTCGGACAAGGGACCCCCTGCGAGAATCAAGCTGACGGCGGAGGGCAGGAAGAAGAACAGGGAGTTCGCTCGCCGCCCGATGCGCATGCTTTTGGAGTTCGATCGGGCGTATCAGAAGTCCAAGTGGGGCGGGAAGGACTTGAGCGAGCGGGAGGCGGGTTCAAAATCAGAGGACTAGACCGGATGGACTTGGAGCAGATAGAGAAGTTGTTCAAGGTCTTGGGGTGCCTAGAGACGCGGTACAGCGGCACGTGGCTGAACGCCTCGTGCCCCTTCGCTGCGTGGAAGCACAAGAAGGGCCGCGACTCCCGTCCGAGCTTCGGCATCTCGATAGCGCCCGGCTGCGTGAGTCGGTATCGGTGCTTCGCGTGTTCGACTTCGGGGGACCTTCCCACGTTTTTGTGGGCGTTGCAGAAGCTGAAGGGCGACGGCCCCTGGTTCGAGAGGGCTTCCAAGATCCTCATGGACCACGAGCATCCATCGCTTCGGGAGATCGAAGCTCGTATTGCTTTCGCCGAGGACCCGGAGAAGACGATTGCCGACCGACTGGCTCGGGCGCCTTCGGGTTGGGCGTACTCGGAGGCGAAGAAGCCTAGCTTCGCGTTCGATCAGAAGAGCGACGGGCGGAAGGCGCTGAAGCTAGACCACCTCGAATACGTGAAGATTCCAGAGGAGCATCTGGATCCTTTCCACTCCATTCCTCCCGAGGTGCTGGACTACCTGACAGGCCCAAGGCGTAAATTGCAGCACACCGCTATCGCGTTGTGGGATCTGGGGTGGCACCCACACAAGCGCCGAGTGGTGATCCCTATTCGAGACTGGGATGGGAACCTCGTAGCTCTCACCGGGCGCTGTCTCGACCAGTACGACGCCAAGGACGACAAGTGGTGGCACGAGCAGGAGCCCAAGTTCCTTCACAGCAAAGGTTTCAAGCGGGACTACTTTCTGTTCGGCGAGCACTTGGTGGAGCAGGGAGAACCCGGCATTCTCGTGGAGGGTCACTTCGACGCCATGTACCTCCGGCAGATGGGTTACCCCAACACGGTGGCGGTGATGGGCTCCTATTTGAGCAAGGTACAGGTCGAGAAGATCGTGTCGATGTTCAGCGAGGTCACCATCTTCCCGGACGGTGACGAGGCTGGCGGAATCGCTGCCGAGAAGTGGGAGCACGCGCTGAAAGGCCGGGTCGATGTCAAGGTGCTCACGGTACACACGGGCCGCGATCCTGACGATTACGACGACGAGGAGTTGTTGGAGCTGATGGGCTTTGACTATCAGGACGCACCCTGCTAGAGTTTTCCCCCTGCGACTCCGTAAAGGGTCGTTCGTTTTTCAACATCAGCGCGTAGCGTGAAAGCACGCCAGGAGATAGAAATGAGCGAAGAACAGTCTTGGTACAACACTGGGTACGACGGCGTCTCGAAGGAAGAGGCGCGCATCCAGGCATCGCGCGGCCCGAGCCGCGTGTGGATCAAAGGGGGGACGGGGAAAGACCTCGTCCTTGTCGACGGGGAACCGTTCTGCATCTACGAGCACAATGCGAAGATCGACGGCAACTGGCGCAACCATCACACTTGTATGCGGGGGTTCGAGGATCCCTGCCTGTCGTGTGAGACGCTGGGGGCCAAGAGCCGGTACTACTGCGGCTACCTTACTGCGGTGGACTGCTCGCTCTGGGAGGACAAGAAGGGCAACAAGTACCAGTTCGAGGTGAAGCTCATCGGCGGCAAGCTGGGGCAGCTCAAGAAGTGGAAGCGCAAGCAGGAGTCGCGGGAAGAGGACGGCAAGGGCGGCCTGGCGATGACCAAGTGGAAGGTCTTCCGGGAGGACGACACGAAGGCGTCTACGGGCGATGAGTGGGAAGCTGACGGCGAGGTAACGAAGCCGGAAAAGCTGTTCGAGGTCGCCAACTACCGCGGGAAGCTGCTGTCCGAGATGTGGGACGAGGCGGAAAAAGAGGAGCCCAAGATGGTGGCTCTCAAGAAGATTTTCCAGCTGGAGTTCGACGACGACGGCAATCTCGTGCGCAAGGTTGTCCCGTTCAACTACATGGAAGTCCTGAAGCCGAGGGGCAACCAGTTCGTGAAGGACATGCTTCGCGGAGCTTCGACGGACGACGACACCAACAGCGATAAGTCTGGTGGCGCTGGAGGGTCGGAGGACGACGTTCCGTTCTAGGGGCGTAGCTGAGGCTCTGCCCCGCCGGCTGCCTATTCCCCCCTTGGTGGTCGGCGGGGCTTTTTCATTGGGAGACGGGCATGAGTGAGCGGAGTCGGGTGGTGTTCGCTGTACTGCACTTGGGGCGAAGCGGCATGGAGGTGGTGAGCGAACGTGGAGGCAGGAAGCGCAAGGTGAACATCACCTGGCACCGGAAGGATGTCTCTGACGCTCCTCCCGAAGACTGGGCGAATCAGGTCAGCAAAGAGCAGGATTTCCAGGACTCTGATCGTATGCCGGACATGGGGTAATCTGTTGCGGGTCGTAATCGACAAGCTCGCCTGGATCTCGAAGGCCGACCTCGAACCTGCCAAGGAGCAGGTGCTTCGTCGACAGCTCACCGTGACTCCCCGCAAGGTCGGGGACTATCCAGGGGACCCCCCGAGCCCCATCAAGCTGTGGGTTGAGACAGAGACTCACATGGGGATCCCTCGCGAGTACTACCGCGAGAACAAGAAGGACGATCACGAGGTCGTTTACGAGTACACGATGGGAGCGAAGCTCCCGAGCGTTCTCGCGTTCGAGGGCGAGCTGCGTGAGGAGCAGAACGAGGCGCTGCACTGCCTGTTGGACACGTTTCCCGATGAGGCATGCACCGGAGGTCTCGTGAGGGCCGCGCCCGGATGGGGCAAGACGGTCTGGTGCTGTGCGGCCATCGCGACTCTGAACGTCCCGACGCTGGTCGTGGTGCACAAGGAGTTCCTGATGAACCAGTGGCGCGAGCGCATTCAGCAGTTTTTGCCGGATGCGGAGATCGGCCACGTGCAGCAGGACACCTGCGACTTCAAGGGCCGCCACGTCGTCTTGGCCATGGTTCACTCGCTGGCGCAGAAGTCCTATCCTGATGATCTTTACTCCTACTTCGGTCTGGTGGTTACCGACGAGGTGCATCGCATCGGGGCCGAAACGTGGTCCGCGGTCCCCGCCAAGTTCGCAGCTCGGTGGCGCTTGGGTGTCACGGCGACGCCACGGCGGAAGGACCGCGCGGACAACGTGTTCAAGTACCACATCGGTTCGATCTTCTTCACGGCGCACGAGCAGCGCCTGAAGGTGAAGATCAAGCGGGTGTGGACTGACTTCAAGCTCGTCAAAACCTCGCGGTTCAACCCGTCGTTGGCCCCCCGCTCGCTCATCCTGAAGTTCCTGGTGGCGAGCAAGCAGCGCAACCGGCGCATCGCCGGGCAGATCATCAGCGCGGCGGAAGCAGGCCGGAAGATCTTGGTGCTCAGTGAGCGCCTGAACCACCTGGACCTGCTGGACGGATGTTTCCGGGAAGGGTGGCGAGAGAAGCACCCGAAGGACGACGTGCCCTCGGTGGGCTACTACGTGGGCGGTATGGAGGAAGATGAGCGCAAGGAGTCCGCTCAGGCGCAGGTCATCTTCGCCACGAAACAGTACGCTTCTGAAGGTCTCGATATTCCGGCTCTGGATACGCTCGTCATCGCTACTCCTATGGGGGATGTGGAGCAGGCTGTTGGTCGGATCCAACGCCCCCACCCGGACAAGAAGGAGCCCATCGTAGTGGACATTCGGGACGACTACGTCCGGCCCTTCAAGTTCTCCGGACAGACTCGGGACAAGTTCTACCTCCGGGTGACTTGACAATTCAGAAACCACCTGCTAAGTTATTGATAATATGGGAAACGGCGACTCAGGCTTTAGTTTCAGGGACTGGTACGCCGAGAACGGCAAGCGCCTGAACAAGAAACGACGCAGGCGCTACCAGGATGATCCGGAGTACCGCGAGCGCGTGCTGGAGATGAACCGAGTCTCCCGCGAGCGTCGGCGCAAAGAGCAGGAGACAAAGCGGCGCAAGGAGCGGAGCGCGTCCAAGGTCAAGACGCGGCCGTTACCCTTCAAGACAGTGCGGGCCGTGGTGGAGACCGCGGATGGCAAAGAGGGGGAGGAACAGCTGTTCACCATCGGAGCGCTGGCTCGGACGGTGGGGTGTTCGGTGCAGGCCATTCGCCTGTGGGAGAAGCAGGGTGTGCTACCTCCCACAGAGATTCGGAACGAGAAGGGCGATCGGCTGTACACTGCTCAGCAAGTGGAGATGATCTACGAGCTGATGAAGCAGCAGGGGAGGCTCAACGAGAAGCAGGCTAACAAGCCTCGCAAGCGAGACGAGCCCCGGCCCTTCTTCCGCGACGTCGACTTCGGGGGTGGGCAGGTGGAGGAGATACCTCTATTCCGCATTGGCGTGCTTGCGCAGGCCATTGGGCGCACGGTGCTGACGGTCGAGCAGATGGAGAGCCGGGGTGCGCTTCCCGAGACCCCGTTCCGAGCTGCGAGCACCCGGTATCGTCTCTATACCGGCGAGATGATCGAGGCCGTAGCGAAGGCTATGGATGCTCGGGGCGGGACAATTAGGGGGAAGGCCCGCTGGCAGGCTTTCCACGATGAGATTTTGGACGCGTGGAATCGCCTGGGGGTGATGGAAGCATCGCTCGCAGGGTAGAGGGGACGACATGTCGAAGAAGAACGCGGTGCAGCCCACCGTCGTAACGGTGAGGCGTCAGTTTCTGGAGGGTGGGGAGCCCGCGAGCCTTCCTGAAGAGAAGACCGAAGTGATCGAAGTCCACCGCTTCGTCGTCGAACCCGCGAAGGTCCAGGTCGGTCGGGGCCTTACCTTGAACATGGGCAACTACGAGTCTGCTCGCTTGGATGTGGGCATCGAGGTCCCCTGCTACGTCGAAGAAGTCGACTCTGCTTACGAGTGGGCGCGCCGCTGGGTCGAGAAGCGTATCGGTGAGGAGCACAAGTCGATCAAGGGGCACGTTGACAAGAAGAAGTCTGGGTCGGAGGAGAACCCGTTCTGATGGCCAAGAAGAAGGACAACAAGCCCGGCGTGGAACTCGCGTCCTCGTTGGACAAGCTGCTTGCCAGCAAGGCCATGGCATCCATCCACAAGGATCACGGGGACGCCATCTTCATGAAGGCGTCCGAGCATGACTCGGCTATCCCTCGGATCCCAACGGGGGTTTTCAGGATGGACTACGCCACCGGAGGCGGCCTCCCCGTGGGGCGCGTCACGGTGATTTGGGGGCACAAGTCGAGTGCCAAGACGACCACCTATCTGAAGACCATCGCCAACGCGCAGAAGATGTGCGCGAGCTGCTGGCAATTTCAGGAAACGTGCAACTGCGGGAACTACAGGGATCCCGTCATCGCGTTCCTCGATGTGGAGGGAACACTCGACCTTCGGTGGGCCAAGGTGCTCGGTGTAGATCTGGACCGGATGCTCTACTCCAAACCGGAGTACGCCGAGCAGACGCTCGACATTGCGGAGGCCATCATACGCAACGGTGCCGACATCATGGTCATCGACTCGCTCGCGTTCCTAGCGCCTGCAGCAGAGATCATGAAGTCGACGAGCGAGGACACAGTGGGACTGCAAGCGCGCCAGCTCGGCAAGGGCACGCGCAAGTTCGTTGCGGCCGTCAACACTGTGTCCAACGCTCGTGGTATCGGCCCCACGTTGTTCTTCACCAATCAGGTTCGCATGAAGGTTGGTGTCATGTTCGGCTGCTTCCCCTACCAGGCTCCCGTCCTACTGGCAGACGGAACCAAACGAAGTATCGGTCAGATCGTCAATCAGAAGCAGCCTGTGGAGGTACTGAGTTGGAATGCACACGAAAAGAGATTTGAGCCCAAGCGGGTGGTCCGCTGGTGGAAGCAAGGGGTTGATGTAGACGAATGCTGTCTGTCGGACAACGACATCGGGGCGCTACGTCAGGAGTACCGCACTCTTGTTGTGTCGTATCCGGATGGCAGCGGTCACACCAAGATCACCGCTACTCCGAATCATGAGATATCGACGCCGCGTGGGTTCGTTTCTGCCGACACGCTCGACTTGGACGACGAGGTATATTGCCGACATGAGCGTGTGGTATTCAGCCACGACTTGGAGCAGTTGATCTTCGGCTCGCTGCTCGGCGACGGGTCGATCAGGAAATCGGGAAGGCATACTTCGTACTTCCGAGAGTCCCACGCTCAGAAAGAGCGCCAGTACTTGATGTGGAAGCGCGAATGCTTTGGCGACTTGGTTCGCGAGAGCCTGACCGACAGAGACGACGAGAGATCAGAGGTAGGTTTCGAGACGAGGGCTCTGTCTTCCTTTTCTCAGTACAAGCGGTTGTTCTACGGGGAGTCCGGTAGGTACAAGCGGATTCCTCGGTCGTGGCCGATGGTTCTTTCTCCGTTTGCTCTGGCCATTTGGTATCAGGACGATGGTTGGCTGGCAGACGAAGGCGGCACGAGAAAGCGCAACGTGATTTGCCTCCACGAGACTACGCCGGATGAAAAGGATCACATCAAGAAATTGATCGAGGGGCTATTCGGACTGCAGGTCGCAGTGTGCTCCGGCGGCCATCGCACTGATATCCAGTTCAACGGGGAGGTAGCGGACAAATTCGAGAAGATAGTGGCTGGTTGGGTTCATCCCAGCATGTCGCACAAGCTGCGGACAACTGCCGGTGTGGGTCAGCTGCTGCCTCGACTCGAATTTGGGTGGTGCACTGAGGTTGTTGCTCATCCGTGTCCTGTTGTTGAGATCCGAAGGTCTATGCGAGAGGGATCTTCTGGAGTCCGGTACAACTTGGAGGTGGAGGATAACGCCACCTACGTTGTTGGAGATGCCATCGTCCACAATTCGCCCGAGACGCAGCCCGGCGGTCTGTCGACCGGCTTTGCTTCTTCGCTGGAGATCAAGACCAGGGCGGGCAAGTTCGAGATGGACGAGGTGCTAGGAAAGCCTCTTACTGCGGGCTTCGCGTTTCGCGTCGAGAAGAACAAGGCCGGCGTGCCTAAGATGGAGGGCGACTTCAAGCTGCTGCTGATGAGCACGGAGCACCGGCGTGTTGGGGATGCGGTCAACGAGCCCTTCATGGTCGACATGGCGCAGAAGGTCGGGCTCGTGGAAGGCGGCGGTTCCTCGTGGAAGGCGCTCGGAGAGAAGTTCAAGTCCAAGACCGCCATCGAGGAAGCAATGATCCAGAGCCCCGACTTCTACCTGCGCATGCACAGCGCTTTGATGGCTGTGCTGCTGTCGGATGACTAGCTCGTGGGGGAAGGTAGGATCAAGAAGCCTAGCCCCAAGTGGCTGGAGGATGGCGGCGACCGAGGAGCGCGGACGAGGCGATCGAAGAAGAGCGAGGAGAAGCTAGCAGGGCGCTTGGGTGGTCGTAGGCTTCCGGGGTCGGGAAACAAGTCATGGTCAAAGCACGACAAGACGACGGCGCAGGGGGATGTGGGGGTCGCCGGGTTTCATCTGGAGCACAAGGAGACCGAGAACGAGTCGATCGGGTTGAAGAGGGAATGGCTGCACAAGGTGGAGGCCGGAGCGCGAAGGACGATGAAGGATCCCGGACTGGTGATGAAGTTCGTGAGGCCCGTTGGGGAAGGGGACGAAGAGTACGTCATTCTCCCTTTGGAGGTATTCGAGCGTTTACGGGCCGCCTGCGGACTCGATTCCGAGAGGTGATCCGAGCCTTCTACTGGGAGGCGGCCGATTTCAAGAACGACCCGCTGTTCCGCGCAGCTCTGGACGACGCCTGGTGGGAGGGGTTCTCCACAGGAGATCCGCTTCGGCGGGGCAAGAAGGAGTGCGAGGAGATCGCCAAGAAGAATTTGTCGTGAGGATGCACCATGAATGACGAGGAGATGGCAGAGTTCATCAACGAGGCCGTCGAGCAGTACCGGGAGGTAACGCTCGAATTTTTGGAGGCGCTGGACGACGAAGACGCTCCGGACGTTGTGGTGGCCTTGTTGCACGCGGTGGCTCACGAGCAGGGACACGTGGAGGGGATGGCCGCGCTGTTGGGTAATTCGAAGGAGGACCGGGCGGCGGCGCGAGCCAGCTCGCGGCGCCAGGGGATGGAGGAAGCTCTAGCCAACCACGACGAGGGGCCGTGTGAGGGGTGCCGGGCGTCCGAGGAGCTACGTCTGGAGCTGTTCGCCAACTAGGAGCTGCCCATGCCCTCTCGCCCCCTACCTGCGCTGGTCAAGGTCCGAAGCGACTTGCACCTGTCGTCGGACGAGCAGGTGCGCATGGTCTTCGAGGGGGACGAGCGCGTTCCGCTCTTTGAGTGCTTTCCCTGTGAGACGTTGCTCCGCTGGTCGGAGGAGAAGGGCTGGTGGGAGTGCCCGAGTTGCACCTACGAACTGACTCCTACGGAAGCCGAGGAGCTGGTAGACTTGGCCATTCGCCGACTACAGATCATTTTGACGGACGTTAGGCGCAAGCAGGGAAAGGACGATGGGAAATGGGGCGAAGAAAACTGGTTCTTCCGGATACTCCGTCGATTGTTCGGAGGATCGAAAAGGAGTTCATAAGGGAGCGCGAGGTTCCGCCGCTGACTGCGGGGGGCACGATACGAGCTTCCTCCCTTCCCAACCTCTGCGCTCGCGAGGAAGTGCTGGCGGCCCAGCTGGAGATCACCCGGCGGGACGATGTGGACGCCGACCTGAACCTCACCTTCGCGCAGGGCACCGGTATGCACTGGGTCATGCAGAACGAGGTCTTGCCTGTGCTCGGCAAGGTGCTCGTAGGCAAGTGGCAGTGCAAGGTGTGCGGGGAGGTCTACGGTGGTCTCGACACAGAGGACGGCAACATCCCGATGCCGGACTCATGCACGATGTGCGAGGAGTTGGGAGAGAGCCCGATCTTCGACGGCGACTTCCGCTTCGAGTTCATGGAGCAGGAGTTCATCAACGTCGAGTACCAATTCACGGGGCACAACGATGGGTTCTTGAGACTGCCCGAAGCTGACGGGGACGGAGTTTTCGAGCTGAAGAGCTGTAGCGCGTACAAGGCCAAGCAGATCAAAGACGTGCCTGACATGGGTCACGTGGCGCAGGCGCAGTCGTACATGTGGCTCACCAACACGCGGTGGGCTTTGCTTCTCTACTGGGACAAGGGGACGTTTCGTGGGCCTCTTACGGAGCACTTCGTCGAGCGGGATGAAGAAGCTATCGAGGAGATCAAGTCGATGCTACGAAGTGTTTGGGAGGGCATCGAGACGGGTGAACTCCCAGATCGCATCTGTACTTCGGTGGACTGCAATCGCGCGGAAGAGTGCCCGGTGGCGAAGCCGTGCTTCGAATACGAGCTGAGGGTGAAATGACGGACGACGAGAAGTTGATCGAGGTTCCGGACCAGGAGCCGGTATCGGGGACGCAGGAACGACCGAGGATGGTGCCGCTGGTGTTGGACACCAGGATGCTGCGCCCTCTTCCTCAGTCTCTCTACGACGCGGCGTGTAGCAACTGCGACAAGCGCCAGTCCCGGTGGGAGATGGGGCCGGCGAATACGGATCGCTGCGTGTTTGTGTGTTCGCTCTGCTTCCTTTACGAGTCGAAGTGGGGCGAGGCTCGGCGGGACCAGATCGACATTCTGGTCGACGAAGTGGAGAAGGAGAGGGGGCAGAAGTTCCTTCGATCTGTGGACGGTACGTCGCTGCTTCGGTGCCAGGACGCTGATCAGATCCTGGCTTCTGTCGCGCTCACCTCCCGCATGTTCCAGGTTCACGACACCATCGAGGCGGTACGCGGAGGAGCCAAAGGGGGGACCTAATGGCCACGGTACTCGGGATCGACACCGGGTTCGCGGCCTGTGGGTACAGCCGCATCGAGCTGGGGCTCGACTCCGAAGAGGTGCTGGCTCTGGGAGTGGTGCGGACGGCCAAGTCTCCCAACAAGCGGGGCTTCAAGGCTGCGGACGACAACATCCGCAGGGGCCGTGAGATAGCGCAGGTGCTCATCCCGGTCGGTGAGGGAGTGGACGCTCTGTGTGTGGAAGCCCCCTCGCTACCGCGCAACGCGAGCACGTCGTTCAAGCTCGGGATCTGCTACGGCATCCTGTGCTGTCTGACCGAAGTGCTCGCCGTGCCAGTGGTCATGGTGAGCCCCCAGGAGCTGAAGAAGGGGGTCTGTGGCAACCCTCAGGCGTCGAAGGACGACGTCGCGCAGGCACTCGATCAGCGATTCGGTCGCGATTTCGGGGCTGAGCTGATACAAGGTGGTATCCCGAAGGGCGCGCACGAGCACGCCTACGACTCGATCGGGGCCGTGATCTCCAGTCTCGACGCAGAGATCATTCGGATGGTCCGGAGGATGCCATGAATGTCGTCGCGATCTCAGGAAATGTATCAGCCAAGATCGAGTTTGCGAGGACCGGAGGGGGAACCCCCGTCTGCACGTTCCAGATGGCTTCCGACCGCCACACCCGCGACACGGTCATTACCGCCTGGGTGAAAGTCAACGCTTACGGGGCGGGGCTCGTTGAGGCTTGCCGCCAGAGGCTCGCCAAGGGAAGATACGTGGTGGTGGAAGGCGAGCTGATGAACCGGGACGGTAGGATGGGCGAGTTGCTAGAAGTCCGGGCTCGGCGGATCGACTTCCCGAACAACAACAACGAGAGTTGAAGGAGCGCGGGGAACTATGGGAGCCAAGGCAGCTGCCGTGGTGAGTATCGGTGTCGGTTCGAAAAAGTGGGCGGACAGGCTAAAGAAGCGGTCCAAGGAGATCGTAGAGCAGATGGATGTCGCGTATGTGGAGCTGGCGGACCTTCTTCACCTTGCGCACGACATTCCGGTGGACAACGACCCCAAGGGGCCTCCGACCTACACTCGGTGGGGATACACGACGTTTGGCTCCTACGCGGAGGGTGCTCTTGGGTTGCAGCGCCGAAAGGCGGAGCGCCTGCGTAGCATTGGGAGGCTTCTCAATATCGAGCTGGCCGGGCTGGACCCGGCGTTGAAGAAGCGCCTCACGGAGCTAGGTTGGACCAAGCTGACCGAGCTTGTTCGGATTCTCATGAACAAGCACGACCGCAAGACGGTCGAGAAGTGGGTCGAGTTCGCTGAAGAGAACAGCTACGAGCAGCTTTGGCGTGCTGTGGGGAAGGCCCTGGACAAGATGGGTGTCAAGAACGGAGAGGTCGTGGACGACGTGACGGAGAGCGTGGTCGACGAGGACGCTGAAGAAGAGGACGAGAGTGTTTTGGAGGACAGCGGCGAGGACGACGGATTCTACGGGGCCGGAAAGATGACGGTGAAGGACGCTGCCGACGCGCTACCTTCTCCTGCGCGAACGAAGATGTTCAACTTCATGTGCATCGACGAGCAGATCGATGTGGTGGCTGCGGCTTTGCAGCGCGCCGAGGAGATGGGCGCTGACAACCTCAGCAAGTCCTCTCGTCTCGCGCTAATTTGCACGGACTTTCTCGCGACCAACACGTTCGGTAAGCCGCACGACCCCAAGTCTCGCGTTGCGTTTCTCAAGAAGCTGGAGAATTTCCTTGGGTGTAAGATCATAGCGGTCAACAACAAGGCCGATGTGTTCTACGGCTTCAAGACGCTCAAGAAGATAGCGGACAAGTGACATGCTGACTGTATCGACACCAGTGATCCAGAACGAGCTGGAGACGGCGAAGAAGATCATCGAGAAGTGGCAGGAGAAGATCGAGATGCTGCCAGGCGTGAATGTTCCTGCGGGGGACCCGGCGGCTTTCGACAACTACATGCGCGAGTTCATCGGCGAGCTGCAGGTTGTCTCTGGCAAGTGCGACACGTTGGCTGAAGCGCTTTCGGGGTCGTTGCCGTGACTGAGGCTGCTGAACAAGAAGGGTCGGTTGACGTCAACATCGCGGACTCCGCGACGATCGACGTGGACGACATGGAGCCGGTCGCTTGGAATCCCAACGAGATGAACTCCGAGGAGTTCGACATGCTCGTTGAGAACATCAAGGAGGTGGGCTTCATCGACTACCCACAGGTCGTCCCGATGGTGGACGGCTCCTACCGGATCATCGGTGGGGCACATCGGTGGCAGGCCGCCAAGGTGCTGGGGCTGAAGAAGATCCCTTGCGTCCTGTTGTCTCACGAGCGCTGGACGGACGAGGACTTGCAGAAGTTCGTCACGGTCCGGCTCAACACGCTGCACGGTCGCATCAACCCCGAGAAGATGGTGGCGCTTCATCGGGAGATGGCCGCCAAGTACGGCGACAAGGCGATGCGTCGGATGTTCGCCTACACGGACAAGGCGGGGTGGCAGAAGATCGTCAAGCAGATGAAGAAGGGCATGAAGTCAGCCGGCATGCCTAAGCAGGCGCAGGACAAGTTCGAGGAAGCCACGAAGGACGCCAAGACCGTCAACGACTTGGGGCACGTCTTGAACCACCTGTTCAACGAGTACGGCGACACGTTGGAGTACTCGTTCATGGTGTTCGACTACGGAGGCAAGGAACACCTGTACATTGCCATGAGCAAGAAGACCAAGCGGGTGATGGATCGGGTGATGGAGGTCTGCCGGAGCTGGGGTCGCGATGTGAACGAGGTCGTCGGGGAGGTCACCGAAGAGTGGCTAAAGAAAGCCGAGCAGATCGAGGACGAAGAGATCGACGCAGAGATAGACGCCAGCTGACCGGATCTCCTGTTGTGTGGTAGAAGATGGGAGTCCCCCGGAATCCGCTAGCTAGGAGATCTCCCATGCGCTCTCTACAGGAGAACATCGCCGTTGCTCGGGCTCTGATGGAGTCGAACGCCATCCGAACCCCCTCGGTTCGCGTCGCTGACGCCTGGCGCAAGACCATCCGAATGGGCGATCAGTACTTGGAACTTCTGACACAGGCGGCGCAGGCGGCTTCGAAGGCGGCGAAGGCCGATGACCCGGTGGCCTCCAGGCGTGCCAACTCGGACGTCTCGGGGGTCATGACGAAGTTCGTTCCTCTGACCAACAAGTTCTACTCGTCGCACAAGGATGCCATGCTTTTCATGGACAAGCTGGGCGAGCAGTTGGACCTTCCGACGTACCGTCCGTGGCCCAAGAAATTGAAGTCCCCTGCTAACCTCACGTCGATGTCGGACGATGAGATCAGGAAGCAGTTGGAGAAGGCCGCGAGGAACGCCATCGGCGGGTGGCGAGACATGTTGGAGAAGGGCGCCTCTGCGTCCCGGATGTTCCGGGAGGCCGCCAAGAGCAAGGAGACGCCGAGCAACGAGTTTGTATCGGAGATCATCCAGGACGGGCTGAACTTCAGGGACTCGGTGGGCATCAACGTCTACGCACGGACGAACGGGATCATCCGAAGGGTGGTCGAGCTGTCCAACCGCGCTTGGGAGGCCATGGCGCTGGAAGCACGGTTGGACGAGGGCTCGATGCTCCGGTGGAACCCGCCGTGGCGTGGTGAGATTGGCGACGCCGAGGTCATCTGATGGACGAGATCTTCTTCGCGCGCCCCGCGGGACTGGCTCTGTGGGAGGACGCCGCAGGCGTCCTGCTCGAAAGCACCGGCTTCGTCAATGAGGTCAAGATCATCGGAGTCAAGACGGACGACTCCGGCAACAAGAAGATCTTGGTCTGGAAGAACTACAAGTCCGGCCCCAAGCCCGCGTGGATTTCGTCGAAGAACCTCCACAAGCACGCGAGCGACCTGATGGACCCCCCAGAGGGGACCACGGATGAGTACCCCCCGGTGGGGGACATCTCCGACCCTGCGAGCTTCACCGGAAGCACCACCGACATCAAGCCCCTGCCAGGCAAGGAGACAGTTCCCGAGATGGGGGCCGACGTGTGGGTGCCTTCCGTTGCGCTGAAGAACCTTGCCAAGAAGGTCAAGGCCATGGGCCTGAAGCCTCAGGACACCTTCCAGAAGGCGGTTGCTGCCGGCGAGCCCATCCCGAAGGAGATCCCGAAGGCTGTCGGCCTGTCCGGGCTCCCCAAGGCGGACGAGCCCGCCAAGGCCCCTGAGACGCCTCCAGAGGCGCCGAAGGAGCCCGAGGCCCCCGAGCCCCCGGCAGAGCCAGAAGCGCCTCCAGAGGCCCCTGCGGAGCCCGCAAAGCCTGCTCTCGTGATGACTCCGGACGAGGTGGCGCAGGCCGCCAAGGCTGGGGACATCGACAAGTTGGATCAGAACGCTGAGAAGTTGGGGATCAAGGGGCGCGAGGAGCTGAAGAAGGCGGCCCTCGGCGCCCATGACTCGGGGGACTACGAGAAGGCGGCCAAGCTCGCTGGGGTGTTGGCGAAGGCATTCGAGAAGACGAAGGGTGCTAGCCACGCGTTCACCAAGGCGTGGGCGGACAAGGCGCAGGAGTTTGCGAAGAAGGCGAGCGGGGAAGAGCCGGCGCCTCCAGAGCCCGAGAAGCCCAAGGCTGCGGAGCCTGGGGGGCCGATTGGGGACGATGCTATTCAGGCTGCGTCTGTTTCCGGTGATTGGAGCCAGGTCGTAGCGAGTGCCAAGGAGCTTACTCCAGAGCAGATCAATACCGTCACCAACGCGTTCAACGCCGCATCGGCTGGAGACGATCACAAGAAGGCCGCAAGCGTGGCCGAGGCCATGGCGGAGATCCAGCAGGCGCGTGGGGAGGATATTTCGGCCAAGTTCTGGAAGGAGGACGCCGAAGAGGCCAAGAAGCTCGCGGGCCTACCCGTCGAGATGTCGGTTCCTCAGGTCAAAGACGCTGTTGAGGCCGGAGACATCGCCACGCTGAAGCAGAACGCCACGAAGCTCGGGGCCGCGCGAAAGTTCGTGGCCGCTGACATGGAGTTCGCCATTCAGGACGGCAACTGGAGCAAGGCGTCCGAGCTGGCTTCGATTCTCTCGGACTCCTACAAGGAGCACGGCATTCCGAGCATGGTTGAGTCCTATGCTCAGGCCGCGGAGAGCTACAAGAAGAAGGCAGAGGATCAGGCGGCGGCGAAGGATGCGGTCAGCGACGTCCAGGTAGACGACGCCCTCAGCTCCGGCAACTACGATGCGATCGTGGATAACGCCACCAAGCTGACGCCTCACCAGAAGAGCAAGTTCTGCGGGCACGTGGCGGACATGATGGTCGCGGCCGAGAAGGACCCCACCGCGGAGAAGGCGCAGAAGGTGGCGGAGGGGTGTGGTGCGCTGAAGAAGACCTACGAGGCGCTGGGCGAGGACACCATGGCGGAAGCCATGGGGGTCGAAGCGGAGAAGTGGGAGACCAAAGCAAAGGAGGCGCAGCCTTCGCCGATGGACGACTCAGAGATCGATCAAGCGGTCTCTGACGGCAACTACCAGAAGCTCATCAACAACGCCACGAAGCTGAGCGCGGACCAGATCGACAACGTAAAGGACGCGCACGAGAAGCTGTTCGATGTGGGCGAGTACGAAAAGGCGTCTGATCTAGCTAAGGCGATCTCTGAGGTAGAGACCCAGCTGAAGGATGACTACGCCGCCACGCAGTGGGCGAAGAAGGCCCAGCAGCTCGGACCAGGATTCGCGCAGAACGAGTTGAGCAGCGCCATCGCTTCGGGGGACACCGAGGCGATCAAGAAAAACGCGGACTCGTTGGGGCTGGACGAGAAGTACCTCATCGCGAATGGAGCAGAGGAAGCGGCAGAAGCGGGCGAGTACGAGAAGGCGGCGAACCTTCTCACGGCTCTCGCGGAGGTTCAGGAGCAGAAGGGTGAGGAGAAGTCCGCGCAGAAGCTGAAGGCCAAGGCCAAGAACTTCCAGGCGCAGGCCGATCACGGGGAGGCGTTCTCCGAAGCGCTGGCGCAGGGCGACGCCGACTACATGGTGGCTAACGCCGAGAAGTTGTCGGCGCAACAGCGCGGCACCCTCGGGGAAGCTCTCACGAAGCTGGAGTCCGACCAGGATTGGGGCAACGCCGCGAAGATCGCCGAGGCCATTGCCGAGTCGTACAAGCACGAGGACTCCCCCGCGGCCCCGTTCTGGGAGAACGAATCGAAGAAGTACGCCAAGCTCGCGGGGAAGGAAGTCTCTTCGCCCGTGCCAGAGCCGTTCAACGCTGCGGGGAATCTGACGCCTATGGCTGTTAACGCAGCCTTGGACAAGGGGGACTTGGACTTCCTAGCTGCGCACGCCGGCAAGTTGCAGGACAAGTCAGGAGTGCTGGAGGCATACACCGACGCGCAGTCTTTTGGGGACTGGGGGAAAGCCGCCAAGATAGCTGGGGTCATGGTGGCGCACTATGAGTCCAAGCTCGCTGGAGAGGAGCTGCCCGAGTCGCTGGCGGACACGTACCAGGCGGTTTTGGGAAACTGGCAGGGCGAGCAGGCTTTCGCGGCGGAGAAGATGGGGAAGGAAGCTCCTCCATCGGCGAAGGCTGCTGCTGAAGCGCAGGGAGAGTCCGCCTACACCAAGTACGGCTACGTCAAGGCAGCCGTGGCGGACAAGGCTGCGCAGAACGGCGACTTCGACTTTCTGATGGAGAACGCCTCGAAGATGGGGAAGGCGTCTTTGGGGAAGGTGAGGGACGGGTTCGAGGTATCTCTGCACACAGGCAAGCCGGGCGATGCCGCCAAGTTCGCGGCGGTCATGGTGGCCCACTACCAGTTCAAGAAGAACGGCAAGAAGGCTACGTACTGGAAGGAGATCCAAGACGAGTACGCAGCGGAAGCGGGAGGCGCAGAGGCGGGCGAGGTTCCTTCCAACGCTGACGTCGACAAGCTGGCGGAGCAGTACTCGGCCGCGCACAAGGCCAACGACTTCGTACAGGCTGCAAACGTCGCCAAGAAGCTGTCGGGAGCCCTAGCGGCCAAGGGCGACGCGGCAGGAGCGGAGCTGTGGGGGAAGCTCTCGGACGATGTCGGCAAGAACGTGATCGCCTCGGCTGTTTCCCCTGACGCAGAGGAGTCGAAGAAGATCGGCGACGAGCTGTTCGATGCCTCTTTGTCCATCGGGAAGGTAACCGAACTGGCAGAGAAGGATCTGTCCGACTCTCAGGTGATGAAGCTGGAAGAGGTATTCCAGCAGGCTTTGGAGGACGAGGACCACGGGAAGGCGGCGCAGGTTGCGGAGGCGCTATCTAAGATCCACAAGGACAAGGGCAATGAAGCGACGGCGGAGAAGTGGGCCGAGTCTGCGGCTTACCACAAGGATCTAGCGGAGAAGAAGCCGGAGGATCCGTACAAGCCCAAGGCCGCCGAGCCGGCCCCCACTCTGGAGGAGATGGAAGCGAGCGGCGTTCTGGTTCTTCCGTGGAACGCCAAGCCTGCGAAGGGTAAGGAGCACCCGACCGCGGCACAAGCCGCTTCAGCGCAGGGCACCTTGGGCCTGGCGGTGGACGAGTTCGTGCATCCCGTGTCCAAGGAGGTGTGGAAGGTCGTGGGGATCATCGAGAATGAGTACATCGACCCCAACGACGGCATTGTCTACGACAAGAAGACCGGAAAGCCCATCAAGGGCAAGGGCAAGTTCAACATCGTGGAGACGGGGAAGTCTGTCGAAGGGGAGCCCGCAGAAGCCGCTCCTTCAGGCCCCACGGAAAACTTCCCCATGCCCGAGCCGGCCCCTCCGCCTGCCCCGCCTACGCCAGTTCCGTCTTCGGCTAAGGATGCTGTGGACGTCATCAAGGCGACGCCGCTACCGAAGGGTGTTCCGAGCCCCGAAGACCTCACGTTGGAGGGGAGCGCCAATCACCTTGGAGGCGCTGGAACGAAGTACACGTACACGGACAAGGACGGGAACAAGTGGCTTCACAAGCATGCCTACGCCAAGGGCAGCAGCAGTGCGGCAAAGCCCTACGCCATGATGGCGCAGCAAGTGTGGTCCCAGGTAGCACTTCGCGCGCGCGGGGAGCATCTACCCATTGCGGCGATGGAGGTATCAGGCCCTGGTGGCAAGAAGGCCCTCGGTACGTTGCAGCCGCTGGTGGAACGAGACGCCAAGCAGCCTGACCTTCGCGGGGTGGATCCAAAGACGCTGTCCGACGAGGACCGTTCGACCATCGCCAAGGAGCATGTGCTCGACTGGCTGATGAGTCAGCACGACAGCCACGCGGCCAACTTCATCCGTCGAGCTGAGGATGGGAAGATCTTCTCGGTCGACAAGGAGCAGGGCTTTCGCTTCTTCGGCTCGGACAAGCTGAGCATCGACTACGCGCCGAACTCCGATCTCTACGGCGAGAACCCGCCCTTCTACAACAAGGTTTGGAGCGGCTGGGTCAAGGGTGACTACGACATGGACCCGAAGGGACTTCAGGAGACGGTCGAAAAGATCGATGCCATCCCCGTGAAGGAATACATCGATATGATGAAGCCCTACGCGGAGACCATGTGGCCGGGGAAGCCGGACAAGCAGCTTGAGTTCTTGAAGGCCGCGCGGCGCCGCAAGCTCGACATCCGGAAGGACTTCGAGAGGTTCTTCACCGAGCTGTATCGGAAGAAGACCGGAGACGACGGCAATTTCACCTTCGACGCCGGATGGTCCGGAGACAAGCCGAGTGAAGAAGGACCCAAGGTCATCAAGCACACTGTCTCGGCCAAGGACTACATCAAGGTCTTTGCGTCCGAGCACGACACCACGATGAAGTGGGAGGAGTTCGACGACCCTCAGACAGGTAAGGACCCCTCCAAGCTCACGGTGAAGGTAGCCAACAGCGACACCAACGGGCAGAAGAAGCTGGAGAAGATGCTGGCGAAGACGGGGGTGTCCCCTCTGAACACTACGCCAGTCAAGGGCGGCTACTACACGATGCTCTTCGTGAACGCCGAGGAGTTCAACAACGCCACGGTGGACTACGAGGAGATCCAGCAGCCGGTCAAGCCGGGCGACATCGCTCCGACGCCCAAGACCCCCCGTTACTTCCCAGACGACTACGAGCACGCGGTGGCCTCTTCGAACACCGAAGAGATCAAGAACCTTCAGAACATCTCGACGGGACGTGGAGGGAAGCGCTACGAGTCGGATGGTACAGCGGTGGAGGGAAGTTCTCTGCGGGCACGCCGTTACGAGGACAAGAACGGATCGTACTTCGGTTTCCAGTTCAAGCTGCGCCCGGAGATCTGGGAAGCTCTGCGGGACTCGGGGACTGGCGAGCCCTCCACGCTAAAGTTCAAGCAGTCGGAGTACATCGAGGCAAAGGACGCCTACGTCGAAACGGGCTCGACCATCGACACCGCCAATGCTCGACGTTGGGCGGTGGGATCCTCGGACATCCATTTGGTTCCTGGCAGTGAGGATAACAAGTCCTCCGACAAGTACTCCTACGTGGGCATGGTTCAGGCGAAGGTTCGCCCCAAGCCAGGACAGTCACCTTACGATGCGCTGGCGGAGTTGTTGGAGGAGATGAAGCCTGGGTTGGCGAAGGACGTGCTTCGGACCGCGACGCCCGAGGAGAAGGAGATCTGGAAGCTCAGCCAACTCCTGTGGGCGCGGGCACCGCAGATGGCAGACAAGCTGGAGGAGAAGGATCGGACCGTCAAGAACCTTCGCAAGAAGCTGAAGTCCAAGGGTGTGTCTCAGGAAGAGATCGAAAACACTGAGCTGCGTGAGGTGCTTCCGGGGTTTTCGACACATGTGGAGAAGGGTCGCTGGAAGAAGCTGCGCGAGAAGGGCGCACGTTTCGTTTTCCACGGCGCCGACCTGGGGTCGATCGTTTCCATCGTCCAGCGCGGGGCGCTGGGCATCAATGAGCGCAACGCGGCCGGCGTTCCCAAGACTGGCGTATCGTACAGCCAGGACGTGAAGACGGGTTCAGGCGATGGCGTGTTGGGTTACGTGGCGCACTCGGCCCAAGGCGGGAAGAGCCCTGGGTCCTACAGCTTCAGTAAGCAGGTTCAGGTCATCTTCGACCCGCGCGAGCTGGAACGCCTCGACGCCTACATGCATTACGGCGATTGCTACGGCACTTGCACGCCTTACAACAACGGCACGAAGTCGGGGTCGGTGTGGAACAAGAGGCAGTCTTTGGAGAAGCGTGTAGAGGGGCTGGCTAGCCAGGGCAGCTCGCACGAGATCTCGTTCCGCCGAGGCATCTCTCCCACAAGCATCCTTCGGCTCAACGTAGCGAACGAGACGACGCGGAAGAAGGTCATCAAAGACCTTCGAGCTGCAGGCATCGAGGAAGTGAACGGGCTGCCGGTGGAAGATCTCGTCGTCGTGGGCGGCTCCAACGAGGAGATCTACAAGAAGTACGTCGAGCCCATGATGACGGAGAGGCGAAATGCAGCCTAAGTTCAGGTTCCGGGACGTCTACGTGGTTACCGCTCCTCCGGGGGACTACAACGGCATCGACATCGCCGTTGGGGTGCGGGTGGTGGAGGGCCACGTCAACCCCGGTACTAAGCAGAAGGAGAGGTCCATCGAGTGGCTAGCTGCGGACGGCAGCTTCCAGGGGGGCCACACTCTTTTCGGGGACGTGGTCAAGGCGGAGAACGACATCACCGAGGTGCAGGACACCAGCATCGAGGAAGGCGAAGTCTTTCGCTTCGAGCCTTTGACTATGAGCCTGTGGAAGAAGCTGCTAGATGGAGGGTTCATCCGAGCTTCGGATTCCCTGGCAGCTATTACGGATATAGGCATTCTGAAGAATGCGCTCATTCAAGACGTGTTGGAAGAGTGGTGGGTCGAAGAGCCCGAGGACGTCTGGTGATCGACAGATCTTCTTTCCCTTGACAATCGATCTCCTTGTTGCTAGGCTGGTGCCTAGATGGAGGACGACCCCCTTGGCGATCGACCCCATCAGGTAGAGCTGCATGGAGAAGTGAGGCGTATGATTCGGACTTCGACGAAGAAGGTCGCTGTCCCTCTCGGCAAGGGGCTCTTTCGAGAGACCACCATCGAGATGGAGCAGCACTACCACGACAACACGAAGAAGCTCGTCAAGACGGAGGAGAAGAGCCGGACTGAGGGGAGGCTCCTTCGGGCGGCCGAGCAGAAAGAGAAGGCTTCCGTCCAGCTGATGGATGCCGACACCTTCGAGGTTCTTTCGTTGGTGGAGGCTACAGAGTCGCAGGCGGTTTCGGTTCAGGAGCAGCCGGCGGAAGAGCCGGCAGAGGAGCAACCCAAGGTTGCTTCACCTGCTCAGGAACCTTCGGCGGCTCAAGCCGCGGACGTAGGGAAAAGTGAAGAGGACGACATGGCAAAGGCAGTAGCAAAGAAGGGCGCGGCCAAAGCGAAGGCTGCGGCCAAGAAGAAGACCACAACCAAGGCCAAGGCGGCGCCGAAGAAGAAGGCGGCGCCGAAGAAGAAGGCGGCGCCGAAGAAGAAGGCGGCTTCGAAGAGCAACGGCAAGAAGGCCGCTCCGAAGAGCAACGGCGCTCCGAAGACCGCTCCTGCTAGCGGGCAGAGCGGACCGCCCATCGACATGAGCGAGAAGGCGCTCAACGCCAAGGAGCTGAAGATCTTGAGTGCTCTCTGCAACGGGCAGGGCACCATGACGATCAAGGAGCTGGCGTCGGCGTGCTTCAAGGGCAAAGCCAAGGCGCAGGCAAACAGCTGGGTGCGGAACTCGCTCCGGAGGCCGGCCCGAGCTGGGCTCATCGAGCAGGTCGAGCGCGGGACCTACAAGGCCACCGCGAAGGGCAAGAAGCACGCAGCTGACGCCAAGAAGTGACCCAGTACGAGGTAGTCCGCGACGCTGAGCGCCTAGGCCCCATCGCGAACGAGGTCGACAGCGCTCAGGTCGTAGGGCTAGACATCGAGACGACGCACCTGTCGCCTCTCCATGGCGATATTCGACTGGTACAGCTGAACACCGGTCAAGGTACGTATGTCGTTGACCTCTTTGAGACCGGAACACTTGGACCGGTAGCGGATGCTCTGGGGTCCCAGTCGTCCGTCAAGGTGGTCCAGAACGCGAAGTTCGAGCAGAAGTGGTTCCTTCACAAGCACGACGTGGAGCTGTGGCCGCTGTTCGACACGTTTCGCGCTAGCGCCCTCATTCACAACGGCAAGCACCTGGGGCACAACCTGTATGATCTCTACAACCGAGAGCTGCAGGTTGCGCCCGGTGTTGACGATCAGGGCGGGTCGGACTGGACCGGCTCCCTGACGCAGAAGCAGCTCGACTACGCTGCGGAGGACGTCACGTACCTCCACCCGCTGCGCGACAGCTTGAAGCCGCAGCTCGCGAAGGCGGGGTTGAACAAGATCGCCCTGCTGGAGTTCGGGGCCATCCTTCCCGAGTCCCGCATCGAGCTGAACGGTTTTCGCGTAGACAAGGATCGATGGGTAGCTCTCGCGCGCAAGAACGAGGAGCGTGTCAAGGAGCTGCGGTTGAAGCTCGACCGCATGCTGCCCCACCCCAAGGGGCTCTTGTTTCTTCCGGGTATCGAGGTGGGGTTCAACCTCAACTCCCCGATGCAGGTGAAGGAGTCCTTCAAGAAGCTGGGTATCGACCTTCCGGACACTCGTGAGGATACGATGGCGATGATCGCCACCAAGCACGAGGCGATCCCTCTATTCATGGAGTACCGCAAGGTCGCCAAGCTGCTGAGTGCCTTCGGTGCGGATTACCTGAAGCATCTCGACCCCGAGACGGACCGGGTGCACACCGACTTCTGGCCGCTGACGGGGGCTGGACGGTATGCCTCGCGAGCGCCGAACCTCCAGCAGATTCCTCGGGTGTTCGAGTACCGGGACTGCTTCCGACCTGGGGATGGGAAGATCATCATCGTCTGTGACTACGGGCAAATCGAGCTGCGCATCGCGGCGCAGATCACCGGAGATCCGACGCTGCGCGGTATCTACCTGAAGGGTGAGGACGCGCATCGGCGCACCGCGAGCATCGTCTCGGGCGTGCCCATAGACAAGGTGACCAAGGCGCAGCGCCAGGCCGCGAAGCCCGTGAACTTCGGGCTCATCTACGGACTCGGTGCTGAGAGGTTGGTCGTCTACTCGATGTCGAACTACGGTGTGGCGATCACGCTTCGGCAGGCGAAGCAGTTCATCAAGCGGTACTTCGACGGCTACCCACGCATTCGGTCTTGGCAGGACCGAGCACTGCGCGACGGCGAGCGTACCGCTACGGCTCGCACTCTATGGGGGCGCAGGCGTTTTTTGGATCCTAAAAAGGCCCGCAATGAATTTCTAAACACCCCGATCCAAGGGACTGGGGCAGATGGCCTGAAGCGCGCGTTGCGCAACGTCTACTTCGGTCTGAAGCAGTTCGAGGGCAGGGCGAAGATGATCCACATGGTGCACGACGAGATCGTAGTCGAGTGTGACGACGACCCCGAGCTGGTTCCGCAGGTCAAGCAGACCATCGAGCAATGCATGGTGGATGGCATCCAGCCAATGCTTCCTGACGTGCCGGTGGTAGCCGAAGCAGATATTGGAAGATCGTGGGCAGCGCATTAAAGATCGGGGACAGGGTGGTCTGGCGCTCCGCTTCGTGGGGGCGTTGGGCGGAGAAGGTCGGCGTGGTGGTCTACGTGGGGCCTTCGGCTGACACCCCCGAGCAGCTTCCCGAGAATCCTGACTACTGGTTGAGCGAAGCTGTGCGTGATGACGTGCGCAATCGAGAGCCCTCCTACTGGGAGCTGTGTCGTCAGTACCCCTCCCCCGGACGGGAGGGAGGCTACTGTCTGCCTGCAGGGGCCGACCGCCCCCAGTGGACCAAGCGGTCCCGCTACAAGTTCGAGCGGTGCCACAACGGCATCATCGTGTCGGTGTACGAGCGCCGGCAGCTTCCTCACGGGGCCGTTCGGATCATTCCTCGCCGGCCGCTTTTCTACTCGCCTACCTTGGAGCCTTCCAAGAAGGACACCGGTCCGGTGCTGTGGTGCGACGGGGACCCCAGGCCCACGTTCGAGGTGCCATGAAGGCGCGCTGGAAGTTCCTGGCGGTGGCGGTCGCTGCCGCCTTGGTGGGGGTCCTGACGTCCTCGGGCACGCAGCACGAGGCCCCAGAGGCCCCGCCCGCTACGGCCCTTCAGACGGCCTCTGAGGCGCCGGAAGACGCTGGGGTCCCTGAGGTCGCTCCCGCCCCCAAAGAGCACGGAGAGGTGATCCTAGGGGCCTACACGACCTACTACAAGGATGGGCTCGACGACGGGCGCGTCCACAACATCACGAAGCTGGCGCTGGCGCTCAACTTCGTCGTAGCCCCCGGCGAGGTGTGGAGCTTCAACGAGGCTTTGGGGCCGCGGACCAAGGAGCGCGGATACCTGCCTGCACCAACCATCGTGCTCGGGGAGATGACGGAGAGCTACGGCGGCGGCACCTGCCAGGTCAGCTCGACGCTGTTCGTGGCGGCGCTGCGTGCTGGGCTGGAGGTGGTCGAGCGTAGACCCCACTCACGCCCGTCGAGCTACATCCCGAAGGGGATGGACGCCACGGTGAGCTACCCCGAGGAGTGCTGGGTGGAGAAGCCGGACATTCGCATCTGCCCTGACCTGAAGATCAAGAACCCCTACGACTCCCCGATAGCCATCAAGGGGCTCGGAGGCGTGGAGGGTCCAGACGGCGGACGAGTGCCCGAGGGGAAGGGCGCGCTGGAGGTGGTCATCATGGGGGAGGGCGAGCCCCCGAAGGTCACGATGAAGTGGCGCTCGTGGAAGACCACTGACCCGGAGAAGCGATTCCGCAAGGTGCTGCACAAGGGGGCGAACAGCTGCCAGAAGCAGAAGCCGGCCCTCGGCGTGGAAGGCGTGCTCGTCGTGAAGATCAACGGCGAGGAGAAGAGGTTCATCAGTCGGTACAAGCCGGTGGACGAGATCTGGTACGTCCCGACCGACTGGGAAGAAGAGACAGAAGACGATCCGTATCCGGAGGAGCCATGAAGTTCTCAGAGTTGAATCTGCTCTCCGTGGGCAACACCATCCAGCTCGTGGGCGCCATTTGGCGCGGGGAGGGGAAGGTGCTGTTGTGCTTCTTCCCCGAGGACGACGCCGAGCTGTATGTCGGGACTACCGAGTTCGGGAAGGGGGAGCCGATCTTGTTTGATGGTCCTGAGCTTCCGGACGAGGTTGAGACGTTGGCCATGTCGTTGGAGGAGTGGCAGAAGTTCGTCCGGCAGACCGACGTCATGGAGACTGAGGTGCTGGCGCAAGCGAAGGACGGGAAGCTGTCGAAGATCATCTTGCGTAAGAGCGCTCGGCAGATCTCGCAGGGCGTCTCGTGGAAGGTCTTCAAGCGGGACCGCTACGCCTGCCGTTACTGCGGGAAGGACGACGTCCCGCTGACTGTAGACCACCTTGTTCTCTGGGAACTGGGAGGTCCATCGACGGAGGACAACCTTCTGGCGTCGTGCCGCAAGTGCAATAAGAAGCGCGGCAACCTCCCTTACGACGAGTGGCTGAAGCACCCTTACTACAAGAAGGTGTCGGCCAACCTTTCTGATCTCAACCGTTCCATCAACGCGGCCATCGCCGAACGGTTGGACAAGGTGGAGAGAGTCCACCACAAGCACACGAAGCGGTAGGACACTCCAGGGCTGTGGAGTCGGCGGCGCGCGAGGGAAAACTCCCGTAACTCCTGACTATCCGCTGCTCTGTGGTAGACTGACTTCGTGGCGAAGAAGGGCAAGAAGCGTCGATCCCCGGCGTTCACGAGCAAGCGTCCTGTAGGCAGGGAGCGGGGCTTCCAGAAGTTGCGGGCTCTCAAGTGCTTCGACGAGGTCCACCGGCGGATTCTCGAAGGTTGGGGGATGCCGGCCCTGGCGCAGTACATCCAGGAGGAGTGCGACGAGTACACGGAGGTTTCGGCGCAGGGTTTGATCTCCGTATTGCGGCGCTACCGCGACACCATTCCTCCGGCCCAGCTCATTCAGAAGCGCATCCCTTCGAAGTTTGCCAGTGCGCAGGAGCAGGTGGACGAAGGACTCGACGAGCTGCAGGAGCTGTGGAACCTGTACCAGCTCCAGATGGAGCGTTTGGGCATCGAGTTGCAGAACGAGCGCACCATCAAGAAGCTCTTCCCGTCGATGACGCAGGAGATTCGGACGACCCGAGAGATCTTGAGCACCATCGCTGAGTTGAAGATGGACCTCGGGCTCAACAATCGGCAGATCGGAACGGTCGACATCGACGCGCACATCACGGCGCATGTAGCCGAGCGTTTCTCCAATCCGAGGGTGGCGCAGGTTCTTGCCAGCCCTGAGAAGCGCCGGAAGCTGTTGGGGATTGCCAAGCAGCTTGCCAAGAAGGCCGATGCGCCGGTGGTCATCGACGCGGAAGCGGAGACGGTGGAGGCCAAGGAGGCTCCGCCCGAGTCCGGTCCCGGTTCGCCTGAGCCCCCATCCGAGCTGCAGGAGACGGGCTCGTGATCGTCGACCAGGACGGCCGGTCCCTCAGCAAACGAACGGCCGAAGAGGACGAGGATACGCTACGCAAGGAGCTGGCAGGGCTGTCTCCTGACGAGCGCGAGGCTCTGATGCTCATGCTCGCCGAGTTGGAGGAAGAGCCCGAAGAAGGCGAGAAGCAGCTCATCCAGCTCGTCAGTGAGGCCGAGTGGAAGAGGGTCCCGGTCGACATCGAGACGTTCGTCAAAGACGAGTACTACCTCGGCAACACCTGTGCGGTGCTCTATCCGCAGCTTCTGGAGGACATGAAGGAGCTGTTTGAGGGGGGCGAGTACCAGGAAGCGGTGCTCACCGGCAGCATCGGTTACGGCAAGTGCGTGGACCCGGACACGGAGATCTTCGACCCTGCCCGCGGCCGACGCCGAGCTGGTGACCTCGGAGAGGATTGGTCCGTGGTGTCGATGGATCAGGACACCGGGAAGCTGTGCGTGTCGTCTGCGTCAGCTTTCGCTTCCGGGACCAAGGAATGCATCCAGCTTCGGCTCGCCGGAGGGCAACGCATCGATCTCAGTTACGACCACCCGGTGTTCACTGCTCGTGGTTGGGTTCCAGCCGCGAAACTTCGGTTGGACGACCTCGTGGCGACGCCGCGCCGGTTGCCGGGGCCAACCACGCCCCTTGAGATCTCTGACGACGAGGTAAAGCTCGTGGCGTACCTTGCTGGGGATGGCGGCTGTACCGGGAACACCACCTTCACGAACATGGATCCGGGCGTCCTCCAGGAGTTCTCCGAAGTCGCTCTGGTGTGCGCTGACACTTCTCAGTACGATCGTTTTCACCGGCACATCGAGCCCGAGGTGACGGTTGCGGAAGGCGCGAATAGTGGGCAGGCGACGACGCTTCAGGTGAAGGGTATTCGACACCTCGTGAAGCGCCACGGGATGGATTCTCGCGCCAAGGAGAAACGCGTCCCCGCAGAGTTCTACCTACTGCCCGATCGTCAGGTGGCGCTCTTCTTGAACCGTTTCTGGGCCTGTGATGGGTCCATTGGTGTGCAGGGTCCCTGGACCGTCGAGACGACGTTGGCGTCGGAGGGTTTGGTAGACGACCTTCGGTTCTTGCTGCTCCGGTTGGGGGTGCTTTCTCGGAAGTGCTTCAACCCGAAGAAGATCGAGAAGAAGAAGTACGACGCGTGGACCCTTTCGATCAGCGGCGCTGACAACGTGCGTGCTTTCCTCGAAGCGGTCGGTCCTGTCTTCTCGAAGGAAGAGGCGTGTGCTGTTGCCATGGACCGGGCGGTGAGCACCAAGTCGAACACCAACGTCGACATCGTGCCGGTGGGTATTGAAGAACTTCGGGAGATCCGAGGAGAGTTGGGGGCTCAAGGCGCGCGACTCACCCAAGACTTTGGTTGTCCCGCAGGGCAGCGTCTCAGTCGTGAGAGGTTTCGTCGCTTGGTGCAGGAGCGCGACTACAGCGGCAAGTACGCGTGGTTGGCCGACACGGACATCTTGTGGGAGCGGGTGCGGGAGCTGAAGCAGCTTGAGGCGCGGCCCGTGGTGGACTTGTCGGTTCCTGGCGACACCAACTTCGTAGCCAACGGCATCGTGATCCACAACACCTTCTTCGCGTCGATTGGGATCTGCCGCATCCTTTACGAGCTGTCGTGCATGAACGACCCGCATCGGTCTCTCGGACTCGCACCGGACACCGACATTTCGATCGTGTGCTTGAGCGTCAACGAGGCTTTGGCCATGAAGGTCGCGTTCGACAACGTGGCCACCAAGCTGAAGGCTAGCCCGTACTTCGAGGAGCACTTCCCCTTCAAGAGCACGAAGAAGGAGTTCCGCTTCCCGCACAATGTGTGGTTGGCCGCGAGGGCGACCACGGATTCCTCCGCCTTGGGTCTCAACGTGATCGGATCTTTGCTCGATGAGACCAACTTCATGGACCGCGGTCGCAAGGTAGACCCGCGCCACGGCGCCGTCGACCACGCGGAGATGCTTTACACCGGTATCATGCGTCGTATGAAGTCCCGTTTCGGCCGCAGCGGGAAGCTGCCCGGAATGATCTTCTTGGTCTCGTCGAAGAAGACCCGAGACGATTTCACGGCCCGGCGCATCCGGGAGTCCCGCAACGACCCTCACGTGTTCGTCCGAGACTACGCGCTATGGGACGTCAAGCCTTCGGCGTACTACAGCAGCAAGAAGTTCTTTGTCATCTGCGGCAACGAGCAGACCCCTTCGCGCATTCTTCAGAAGGACGAGGAGCAGCAGGTCAAGAGCCAACTACCCGACGACGTGACGCTCATCGAAGTCCCCGAGGACTTCCGGTTCGACTTCGAACACGATCTGGAAGGTTGCTTGACTGGAGACACTCTTATTCCGTTGTTGGATGGAACGGAGGCACGGATCGAAGACTTGGTAGGTCGGGAGGAGTTCTGGACGTACTCCTACACCCCGGACGGACGGTTTTGTCCGGGTAGAGGTAGCGATGCTAGGTTGACCAGGAAGAACGCGAAATTGGTTCAGGTGACCTTGGACAACGGCGAGGTCGTCCGTTGTACATCCAACCACCCGTTCATGCTTCGTTCCGGGGAGTACAAGGAGGCCGGAGAACTACAGCCTGACGACTCTTTGATGCCTTTGTACTGGCGCAGGGACAGGTATGGCTATGAGCTGATCAAGTCAAATGCGGGTGGTAAGTGGATCCATACGCATCGGTTGGTAGCCAGGGAGGCGTTGAACGAGGGGGGAGCACTGAGCAGCGCTCTGGTTGTCCATCATCGCAATTTCGACCGCCTGGACAACTCTCCGTGGAATTTGGAGGTGATGACGGAAGCTGAGCACGCCGAGTTGCATCGGAGGTACTTGCATGAGGGGATGCTCTCTGAAGAGTCGAAAGCGCGGGCGCGTGCAGGGCGGAAGGCTCGGCGTGAGGCGAATCCGGAAGAAGCACGGGCGAAGTCGTTGGCGGCGTTGAAGAAGGCTAGTGAGGTCTACAACAGCGACGCCTACGATCATTCGGAGGTAGCTAGGAAGGTCGGGAAGACGTATGGGTGGGGGGCCGAAAATCCGTCTGCGGCGATTGTGGAGGCGCGTAGCCGGAATGGAACCAAGAACATCACGAGGTTGAACAAGTCAGATCAGAACCCGGCACGTAAACCCGCCAACAGGGCCGCGTCGGCGGCACGTCTGGCAGAGGCGGTTCGATCAGATCCTAGAATGCGTGTAGGCCGTATCAAAGGATTGCACACACGTTGGCACACCGGACCGTTTGAGACTTGCCCTCGTTGTCAGGAGTCCCTCCGGGCGGATGGTAACAACCACAAGGTGGTCAGTGTGGAACCAGCCGGTCGGGCTGACGTGTACGACATCACTGTTGAAGGAGTACACAACTTTGCGTTGTCGGCAGGGGTGGTGGTCCACAATTCCATTCGGGACATTGCGGGCGTGGCCACTGTGGCCATCAGCCCGTTCATCCAGCGTCGCGAGAAGCTGGTCTTCAACGCCGAGCGCCGCCACCCCTTCAGTGTTGAGATCTACGACCCCTCGCGACCGGGAACCTTCTTGTGGGATCTGATGGTCCGCAAGATGCAGATGAAGGACTTCTCCGGTCATGTGCACGAGGCTCTGAAGCCGATCGTGAACCCGAAGGCCCCCCGGCACATCCACATCGACCCTGCATACCGGAAGGACGCGGTAGGTATTTGCATGTCGCACATCTCGGGGTGGACGGACGTTGTGCGGCGAGCTGAGGACGGCTCTGTTTTCCAGGAGCGCCAGCCACGGTTCTTCGTCGATCTCATTTTGCAGGTCGTTCCTCCGGTGGGGGACGAGATCGTCCTGGGAGATCTGAGGCGTCTGGTCTACTCCCTGAGCGACCATGGCTACATGATCACCTTGGTTACGATGGACACCTGGCAGTCCGTCGATTCGTTGCAGCAGCTCAAACAGAAGGGGTACGCCGCGGAGCACCTGTCGGTGGACACCAAGATGGACCCTTACGAGCATCTGAAGTCCGCTTTCTACGAGGATCGGGTCGACCTCTACAACTACCCCAGGCTATTCAAGGAGCTGCGGGAGCTGGAGAAAGACGAGAAGAAGAAGAAAGTCGATCACCCACCTCGTGGCAGCAAAGATATTGCAGATGCTTTGGCCGGTTGCTTGTACACTCTGGCCAAGCATCAGGCGACGCAGCCCCTTCCGATCTTATCGGGGCTGTCGTATTCTCCCGATGCTTGGATGGAGGAACAGCTACATGCCGCCGCAGCGCACCAGCGAGGATCCCAGGGAGCGCCGGGAAACCGGTTCTACCCCGAGAACCCCCAAGCTGGTGCAGGGGGCGGTTACCCGCTCCAGGTACTGCCTCCGGTGTTGGGGGGTGGACCGAACGGTTCGCCGGGCGGAGGCGGCCCTGATTGGGGCGGCGGCTGGAACCCTTCATCTCTGTAGTCGTAGACCGGAGGGTCGTGTAGGGAGGTAAGGATGTCCAAACCGCTCAACAAGCTGATCGAGGATTTGAGAATCCTCATGCTCGAACCCCCGTGGTCTCACTTCGTGAAGCTGCTTCGCATGGTCGACTCGATGGACGAGTCGCCGGAGCTGGAGCGGCTGACAAACGACGAGCTGCGTTCCTTCAAGGGGTTCCGCATCACGTTGCATCGCGCCGCCACCATGGAGCCCGAGACGATGCTCAAGCACGTCGCTGCGCATTGGCTCGGGACGGTGGAACAGGCCGTTCGGAAGCTCCCCATCGGGTCGGAGGCCGTCAAGGTCATGGACGACATGATGGGTTACTCGGGCGGCGGCGTGACGCACGGGATGTTGACGTGAGGCATACACGGCGCAAGCGGCTCGTTGAGCGGGTGCTTCGGGAAGGGCCGATCAGCACCGGAGTCGTGCTGACTACTCCGGACGCCATGTCCCAGCGCGAAGCTCTTGCTGCTGCGGAGGGGGTCAAGCTGAACGGCGTCCTGCGGGACATGGGCACGCTGGCAGGTCGAGCGTTGGCCGATGAGCTGGAGGTCGAGCAACTGCGCCCCGCAGACTACTCGGAGTGGCACGAGCTGAGCGTCAGGGTTCGTGAACGTCTAGTGCAGCGCCTCGCCCGCGGGTGTAGAGAGTTCGACGAGGCCCTAGCCATGGCTCTACGGGGGCGTGGCTAGCGGCGGGACGTTAGCGCATTCAAGGGGACGCCGTGGGATTCTTCTCCAACATAGCCAACAGGATCAGATCAGCCTGGACCAAAGACAAGGAACAGGTTGCGATCCAACTCGCCAAGGGAGCCACGGCCGCAGGCTACCCGGCGACGGGCTACGACATTCTTCAGGCTTACGGCTATGAGGTCGTGGCCGACTACCTTCGGCTGGAGCAAGACCTGCTCGCGAGGTACGTCGACTACGAGGAGATGGACGACTACCCGGAGATCAGCGCGGCCATCGACATCTTCGCGGACGACGCGACTCAGCCGGACACGCAGCTCAACCGAACGGTGTGGGTGACCTCTCCCAACCAGAACATTCAGACGACGCTGGACGACATGCTCAACAAGCGTCTGAGGATCGACGAGGAGATTTGGGAGATCGCTAGGACCATCGTCAAGTACGGCAACGACTTCGAGGAGCTGTTGGTCACGGGCGAGGGCGTGGTCGGTTTGAACTACCTTCCGCCTCCTACCGTGCGGCGCATCGAAGGCCCTCGCGGCGAGCTGTACGGCTTCATCCAGGACTTCGAGGGCCGCTTCGGCTGGTCCCCCGAGGACTTCAAGACGATCCTTGCCAAGCGCACGGCCGCTATCCAGGCGAGCCAGTTCCAGGGCGCCATTGACGCCGCATCCATGCCGGCTGTGGCGGCGTTGGAGGACTGGGAGGTGGTGCACTTCCGCCTGCGCGGCAAGCACCGCCGGAGCATCTACGGCTACTCGGTACTGGAAGCGGCCCGATGGATCTGGAAGCGGCTCATGCTTCTGGAGGACTCGGCACTCATCTACCGCCTGCAGCGGGCGCCTGAGCGCTACGCTTTTTACGTGGACGTGGGCAATCTTCCGGCTCCTGAAGCCTTGGCTTACGTCAACCGCGTTCGGCAGCAGTACCGAAAGAGGAAGTACGTCAACCCGTCCACGAACAAGCTCGACCTGCGGTACGACGCGCTGTCTCCGGACGAGGACTTCTTCTTGCCTACGAGGCAGGGGCAGGAAGGAACGAGGATCGATGTCATCAGCTCGCCCCAGTGGCAGCACATGGACGACATCGAGTATTTCCAGAACAAGCTGTTCTCTTCGATCAAGATCCCGAAGGCGTACTTGGCTCAGGACGACAACACGGCTCGGTCTGTGCTGTCTTCGGAGGACGTTCGGTTCGCCCGTACCGTGATGCGCATCCAGCGCGAACTTCGCAACGGGATGCGGAAGATGTGCCGCGTTCACTTGGCGGCCATCGGCGTCGACCCGCATCAGCAAGAGTACGAGGTGAACATGACTGTTCCCTCGTCGATCTTCGAGCTAGCGCAGTTGGAAGTTCGGAATGCTCGCGCCGACCTAGCTTCTCGGATGCGGGAGTTCATGTCGTTGTACTGGGTCTACAAGAATGTGTTCGACCTAAGCGACGAGGAGATCAAAGCCATCGAGGCTCAGCGGGAAAGCGATCAGGAGAACGAGGCGGTGTGGGGAGCCCGTGCCGAGATGGCAGCTCAGAAGGAACAGGGGGGCGCCGAGGGCGAAGGCGAGGGCGGAGGTGGGGGAGCCCCCCCAGGGATGTTTGCGGGGTCCGAGCCCCCGACTGGCGCCGAGATGAAGCTCATTCGCGACTCTCGCCAGCTCGCCCGACGTTTGAACGGGGGCCGACGCTCGTCTCTTCTGAGCCCTGTTCGACGAGGATCCGAAAGGGAACTGATGGCGGGCAGGAACACCGAGGCGGAGAAGAGGGCGGCGGACAAGTTGGAGCGTCTTCTTCGCAACGACGTGGCCCTGAAAAGGTCTTTGAACGAATTGGGGTCGTTGGTGCGTGATCTCGCTCGATCCCCAAGGCGTTAGTAGGGATCCGTCTTATTGACATGGTTCAGATGGTGCAGGTAGGGTTGGGAGGCATTGAGCCCATGAATCGCTATATCCCCCTCGAAGAGATCAAGAAGCTGACGGCAGGCAGCTACGAGCATGTCATCGCCGTTGTCGAGAAGGTCGTACAGGAGAACTCAGAGGGGATCTTCGGGAAGGCGATCGGAGTTCGGTTGCTAGGAACCTTTCCTGGGTTCGCCATTGCTCTTTCTGAGGAAGGGAGTTTGGCGAGGATCCAGTTCGAGCGATCTGACGACGGCTCCGTTCGTATCTCGAAGCACGAGGAGCTGGAGCTTCCGAGCTTCGAGAAAGATCGTCTGGAGGACTACGCTCGAAGTCAAGTGCGCCAGGCAGTGGAGGCTTGGCACGCCGGGCGCGTGGAAGAGGCTCGTCAGATTCTAGCCGCGGTGTCGCCTTACATCGGGGAGAAGCTGCCCCGGTCTCAGGACGAGGACGTGGTGGAGTCGTTGGTGTCAGCTTTCCAGGCCGAGCGGCCATGGAAGCAGATGTTCAAGGAGAGATCCGAGAACTTCCGCAAGGCGCTGGCGGCTGAGGAGCTGACGCGGTTGGACGAGTCGCGAATGGAAAAGAAGTTCGCGGCGCTGTACAACGGCACGATCTCGGAGGACCGAATGGCTCGGTACGACGAGGTTGTGAGATCAGACCTCGCTTACCTCACGGCCCGAGTAGAGTCGCTAAGAGATCTTGCTTCGTCCAGTTACGAGGCCCTAAGATCTGTGATAAGGTCCGAGGACTTGGCGGAGGCCGCGGTCTCCACCTTGGCCTTGTTCGCCGAAGATCTTGTTTCCGATCTCCGAAGACTTCACACCGTGATCACTGAGTCAGCGAGAAAGCTAACCAGGACCGATTGCCTCGGCAAACTGTACGACGTCGTAGCCGAGGGGATGTACGAATACGAGATCGCCGGCCGTTTCGTTTCGGCCATGTCGACGAGACTTTGCGAAGCCAGCACCTAGGAGAACGAAGATGGCACTCAGGCACCCTGTTGTGATCACCCCGCTGGAAGAAGATCTGAAGAGGATCGGTCTCCTACGGGAGCAAGACGATGAAGAGCCCGCCCCCGAGCCCGATCCCGAGGGCGGCTACGCCGAGATGGGCGACGAGACTCCGGAAGACGAGCCGGACAAGCCCATGGGTGAGCAGGCTGATGACGAAGAGCCTGCGCCTGAGCCTGACCCCGAGGGCGGCTATGCCACCGAGGAAGAGGGAGAGGACGACGAGGACGACGAGGACGCCGCCGTGGAGGCCATCGGCACGTTGGCGGGCCACTTCCTCGCGCAGCATCAGGCGATCGGCCCGAAGCCTGCCGGCGCCGTGGCTGAGGGCAAGCCCGCGCAGCGCGGTCGCCCCCTGCACGAGTCCAAGGCGCAGAGGGTGCAGCGTCTCGCGACGGGCAACCTGTTCGGTGGTTCTCCGAAGCGCGCTCCCGAGCCCACCAATCGGGTGACGGCTCTGCTGGAGGAAGTTTCCGACATCGTCGGTGACATCCACCGCTCTCGCAAGGAGGAGCAGATCAAGGGCTTCGCGAACATCGCCGTGATTGCCGACACGCTGGCCTCGCGGTTCAGTGATTGGGGCATGGCGCTGAGCGAGGGCAACCTCTACCGCGTCGGCGCCATGATGAAGAAGCTCTCCGAGCAGTCGGCCGACATGGCCGTCAAGCTCGACACTCCTCCGGGTGAAGAAGACCCCGAGATGGAGATGGACGAGCCTCCGATGGACGACGAGCCCGAAGATGCCGCCGCCATGGAGCAGGAAGGTGGCGACGACGCGAAGGTCGATGAGCTGTTCAAGAAGTTCATGGCCAAGCTGCTCGACGCGCTGCAGCTCTACAACGACGTGACCGGCAAGTCCGAGAGCGACGAAGAGCTTCCTGGCGACGACAAGGAAGACAGCGTGGACGACGCCGACATGGACGACGACGATGACGCGGCCGAGAACGACCCCGAGATCGACGACGCCGACATGGGCGAGATGGACGACGAGCCCGCGCTCGACGACGAGCCCGACGACCCCGACATGGAGTCCGGCGAGATCCCTCCGGGCATCAAGACCTCCGAGACCGACCCTGAGGGGGACGATGACGAGGACGAAGAACCCATGGGCGAGCAGGAAGGCGATGACGAGGAAGGCGATGACGAGGGAGGCGACGAGAAGGACCCTCCCTACGGCGTGGGTGCCGAGGAGTCAGCCATTTCCGAGGCCCGCAAGCGCCTGACGGCGATGAAGAAGAAGCTCACGGCCAAGAAGAAGGGCAAAGGCAAGAAGGTCCTGAAGGGTGGCAAGGGCAAGCTGCAGGACGGACTCCCTTTCGTGCACACGACGAAGGGCAAGCCGGGGGCGAAGAAGAAGAGGAAGTAGATGAAGCCTGGCGTGCTCGCCGGACTGCGTACCGGTCGGGCCGCCTGGAGCTGATAGGCTTCGAGAAGGACGTCAAAGATCCGCCGAACAAGAGGAAGCACCGACTGACCAAGGGACTGAGGAACCGCTCCGCGATTTGGGCCACCCCTTTCCGGAGCAACTTTCGCTGGCGAGTTCACTGATGCGCATCGAGCTGACAGAAGAAGCACAACCCGGACCGGGCCAGACGTGGCTGGTGGACTCCCTTCCCATCGCTCTCCAATTGGTGGAAGATGGCACGGACGGCGGCCGAGTCGTCGTCCGTGGGGAGTTTGCCAGGTCGGGTCAGGCGACCGAGAACAAGCGCATCTACCCCGAGTCGTTGTGGGAGAGGGAGGTTCGACGTCTCGCTCCCATGATGACGGAGAAGAAGCTCTTCGGTGAGTTGGACCACCCCAACGACGGGCGGACCCAACTCACTCGGGTGTCTCACATCGTTACCGGGATGTCGATCACCGACTCCGGGCACGTGATGGGGGAGGCTGAGGTTCTTGACACTGCGCGTGGCAAGGATCTCAAAGCGATGCTGAAGGCTGGCTGCAAGGTCGGTGTCAGCTCTCGGGGCTACGGATCCACGCGCACCAACGACAAGGGCGAGGAAGTGGTCCAGGAAGACTACAACCTCGTGACTTTCGATTTCGTTGCCGAACCGGCAGACAGCACTGCGTACCCTGACGTATTCAGCGAGGACAAGGAGACGGGCATGGGCACTCAAGCTCAGAGGGAAGACGACCAGGCCAAGGCCAAGGCATTCGCTGCCAAGGTGGAGCAGGAAGCGCAGGCGCAAGCCGGGGCTGAGGACTTGAAGAGGCAGTTCGAGCAGGACATCCTGGCGAATCTCGGCAAACTCTCCGCGGAGCAGCGAGAGAAGATCAAGTCCGAGATGATGTCGGACCCGGCGGTGGCCGGGGCGAAGGACGTCGTCGAGAAGATCATTGGCTTGCTGAAGCCTTTCCTCTCCGAGAAGTGTGAGGGGGAGGACGGCGACGACGAAGAAGGCGGCGAGGAGATCGAGTCCCTTCGGAAGCAGGTCAAGGAGCAGGAGCTGAAGCTCGCCGAGGCACATCAGGAGATCGAGCAGCTGTCGGGCCTGGCGCGCGAGGCGGGATACAAGTTCTACCTGGAGAGGGCGCTGTCGGAGAACCCGGACCGCCCCCTGGTGATGAAGCTCATCGGCGATCTCAAGCAGTACGAGAACGCGGACGCGCTGAAGTCGAAGCTGGAGGGCATCCTCGGCGAGATGAAGGCGCGACGCGAGGAAGAGGCTGCCAGGCAAGCCGAGGTCGAGCAGCGGGAAGAGGAGATCCGCAAGGCTGCCGAGGCAGAGCGGAGCCGGTCGCAGCAGGTGGAGTCCGAGCTGAAGGACAACGTCAACAAGCTGACCGAGGCGCTGGAGAAGGCGTTGGAGGCGAACAAGGTCATGGGCCTTCAGCTCTACGCCGAGCAGCGCTTGGCCGGGCATCCTCAGAAGAAGACCATCATGCGTCTGGTCGAAGCCGCGGGGGCTGAGACCAAAGATCAGGTGGAAGAGATCATTGCAGAGAACCGCGAGGTCCCCCGCGACACCGACGACTTGGAGTCCATTCGGGCTCGGGTGCGTCGTGTGACGCAAGGCGGGCGCGGCTCTACCCCCGCAGAGGAAGAGACTCCTAGGCCGGCCGCGCGTCGTGCACTGCAGGAGGACAACTACAACGGGCTCGGGGTGGACATCAGCACTCTGCAGCAGCTTTCGGGCATGCGTAGGGACAACTGAGGTCGACGGACGGGCACAGCGAGAACGAGAGATACCAAGGAGATAACAATGGGCACCGAAGCTCGACAGATCCTCAACGAAGACGCGCGGCGAACCGTGGCCGACAAGAGCTACGTCGGCGCGCTGGTACGGAAGTGGCGGGAGTTCCTGGAGGGACTTCCGGAGCGCACCGAGCAAGACCGCTACACGCTCGGCGTCACGGCCGTTCTCATGGAGAACGAGTCGCAGTACCTGCAGAACCTCAACGAAGAGACGCGGACGGTCAACGTCGGCAGCTTCACGAAGTTCATCTTTCCGGTTCTGCGCCGCGTTTTCCCGAACCTGATCGCCAACGAGATCGTCTCGGTTCAGCCGATGACGGCTCCGGTCGGTGCGGTCTTCTTCCTGGACTACGTCTACGGCACCACCAAGGGTGCGACGACGGCCGGCAACCTCTTCCCCCGCGATTTCGATCGCGACTACTCCTCGGAGTACATCAACGGGGAGGCGCTGGTCACCGGCGACGCCACCAACTACGGTGGTGGTGGAACCGCTCTGACGGCGACCCTGGCGTTCACGCCGGTTCGTCCGCTGGATGCCTCTCGGGGCTACAGCGTGGTCGTCAGCGAGATCAACGCGACCACGGGCGCGGTCGTTCAGACGGCGACCGATGACGGCGCGGGTGGCTTCACCGGTGCGGTCTCGGCCGGAACGATCAACTACTCGAACGGCGCCATCACCGGCTTCCTGTTCACCAACCCGCCCGCCACGGGCAATCAGGTCAAGGCGTACTACTACTACGACGGCGAGCTGAACACCCAGGTTCCGCAGATCAACCTGGATGTCAAGAAGGCTCCCGTCGAGGCAGTGCCGCGGCGTCTGAAGGCTCTGTGGTCCGCCGAGGCCGCGGAAGACCTCCGCGCTTTCCACGGCGTCGATGCCGAGACCGAGATGGTCTCCGCCATCGCGCAGGAGATCGCACTGGAGATCGACCGCGAGATCATCCAGCAGCTGTTCGCGTCCTCCACAGGCACGACCGGCACGTTCGACCGGGTTCCCCCGGCCGGCATCAACGAGCTGGATCACCTGCGGGCGCTGATCACCACGATCAGCACCGTGTCCAACCTCATCCACAAGAAGACGCTGCGCGCGCCGGCCAACTGGATCGTCACCTCCCCCGAGGTCTCGGCCCTGCTGACCCAGCTCACCACGCACGGCGACTTCCGACCGCTGTGGGTCTCGGGCGGCGAGAGCCCCTACGGCCCGGTGGACGCACCGCGTCCGCTCACGCAGCACGGGCAGTTCTCGATCTACAAGGTCGGGACGCTCATGAACAAGTGGCTCGTGTACGAGGATCCATTCTTCACCTCTGACCAGATGCTCATCGGCCTGAAGGGCGCGAGCTACCTGGACAGCGGTTTCGTGTGGGCTCCCTACATCCCGCTGCAGGTCACCCCGACCTTCCTCGATCCGAACGACTTCTCGTTCCGCAAGGGTCTCCGCACGCGCTACGCGTCGAAGATGCTGCGCAGCGAGTTCTACGGATCCGTCAGGATTCAGAACCTCTGAGTCCCCTTCCTCGTTCTCGCCGCAAGGCCCCTCATCCCCGCTGCGGGGTGGGGGGCTTTGTGTTATTCATGCATACGTCCATGTGGACGTATGAATGGACGGAGGGACCATGAAAGGCGCAGCGCTGCAGATCGAAAGCGAGCTGGCTAGTTTGGGAATGGACGACGAGGAGCCGCCGGTGGAGCCGGATATTCCGCCCGAGGCCGCGGACGAGCCTGTAGGGGTAGACGACCCCGCAGACGAGCCGGACGACACCGACCGCGAGCACGCCGCCAAGACGGCTCAGGCCCTAGCGCGAGCTGTCGATCAGATGGCCGCGTCGTTCGAACAGGTGCGGCAGGCCGCCCACGCGCTCTGTGAGGCGCTGGAGCCTCGGCCGAACGCCCTGGTGGAAGAGGATGCCGATGCGGGGGAGGACCCCGAGGTCTCGGTCACAGTGGACGGTGGTGAGCAAGAGAAGGACGGTGAGGAAGATGATGGCGAGGAAGCGGTTTAGGTTCCGGAAGCGCGCGGACAAGGATCTCGTGTTCCTTCCCGGCGTGGGGCGGGTAGCCCCAGGTCAGATCTTGGAAGGCCCCGAGTTCAAGCAGTTCTGCCCCGAGCTGCTGGAGAGGATCGAAGACCCCGGCGACAACGGGGCCGCTAAGGCCCCTGAGAGCCCCGTGAAGGCCGCCGAGGAGATCAAGGAGCCCGAGCCCCCTCGGGAGCCAGAAGTGGCTTCTGAGCCCCCACCAGCCCCCGTAGGACCCTCCGTGGTGGAGTCCCCCGAGGATTTCGAGGAGCCGGAGCCTGTGGGGGAGGTTGAGGAGCAGTCAGATCTCTCCGAGTCCGCGGAGTCCGAGACTGCAGGTCAGACCTCGGCTAAAATGAAGAGGCGAGCTGCAGCTCGCAGGAAGCGGAGGACGACATGAACTGTCCCAAGTGCAACGCTCCAGGGCTTCTGGTCGAAGCGTCTCCGGACGGCAAGACCCAGAAGATCAGGTGCCAGAAGTGCGGTTTCACCGAGGTGAAGGATCATCAGGGCAGGAAGCTGCTCACCGAGGTAGTTCCTCACCCCCAGACGCCGATCTACGGCTGAGGTGTGACCAATGACGGCGGAGAATCCAGCGTTCAAGTCCCAGACCAAGGACAAAGAGGCTCTTGGGAAGTGGATTCTCCGTCGCCTTGGCGCGCCCATCTGGAAGGTCGAGCTGACACAGGAGCACATCGACGACGCCATTGAGGACGCGAAGAGATGGTTCGCCGAGAAGAAGGGGCTACTCAAGCTCGGCTCCCTCGATGTGGTGAGTGGGCAGCCTTGCTACCCGCTTCCCGACGAAGTGGACTTCATCATCGACGTGGCCTTCGAGCAGTCGCCTTCGGACATGGGAAGTATCTTCTCTCCCTTTCTGCTGATGGAGGAAGAGATCCCCTACGATGTGTTTGCGGCTCCGCAGAGCCTCGGTCTCTACTCGACCTACGTTCAGTCCCTATCGTACATCGAGATGGCGCAGCGTATCACCGGGTCGGAGATGGAGTGGTGGCAGCAGAACCGTCATCTCTACGTTGCCCCCACCCCGGCGAACAGCAAGAAGATCATCTACGTGTACAAGACCTCCGTGTTTGCTATCGACCAGCTGTCGGAGCGCGACCACAACTTCATCAAGAAGTACGCGCTGGCGTGCGCCAAGCGGGACCTCGGTCGCATCCGTTCCAAGTACGATGGGTTTCAGGGGGCGCAGGGGCAGCAGTCGATGGATGGATCTGTGCTTCTAGACGAGGCACGAGACGCCATCGAGAAGTTGGATGAAGAGATCATCCTCGCTGGCTATCCAATGCTTTTTCTCACTGGCTGAACTTTCAAAAGCATGGGATGACCTAGGTAATGGCCATCAACACCAGCAAGAAGGTAGAGCCCATCCGTCTCGACACGAGGCGGAAGGTAGAGCCCGCTGGTGAGTTCGACCTAGAGAGCGAGAACGACGAGCTACAGTCGATTTGGGCTCAGGAGCAGGTGCAGGGTGGAGGGACAACGGTAGACTATTGGGGGGAGGATCTACAGGGCTCCACATTGGATCCTGTCTACAACGAGCCCTCCGAGCGGAACTGGTTTGGGCCGTACCGTTTCAAGGCTTTCGTGGAGTTTCCTCCACAGACTTTCGAGGTTCGCGAAGAGGGGAATGCGATCTCTTGGGAAGCTATGATGTGGATTCCTCGGCGCGCCGTAGAGGACGCCGAAATGCCAGCGTCTCCCAAGGAGGGGGATGTCGTGAGGATCTGGCAGATACCTCACTTCGACAACTTCTCTCAGGGGGCGGACACGAACATTCCGGGGGCCGGTTACTATTTCGATGTGATCGGGGTGGAAGAGGACGGACATGTGCACGACAACGCCGAGTTCACCGGGTTCTCGTGCACCATCAAGCGGCGCACGTGGTTCACTCCAGAGCGTCGTGTGTTGAACGAGACGTAGGCCAACTGAGGGGACTATGCCGATCACTGTCGAGATGATGAAGGCGGCTTCGAAGGCGGGGCTGTCGATCGTGTGTGCGTCGTGCGAGCTGTATTGGGAGGCGCGAGACAAGGGCCTCGTGGGGGACCAGTGCCTAGCGACTAACGGTTGCGGCTCCCCGCTGGCGGGCGACTGCTTCCACGAGTACCGCGGCATCATGACGGCTGACGCCTTTCGGAAGTTCTGCTTCGTGTGCGGCGCCGACGCTACGCATCAGCTGGACCACCCGACGTGGCCGCGGGTCATTGGGGTGTGTAGGGATCATGTGGGGTGGATGAAGGACGCCCAGATGCGGCGCCCGCAGCGTCGCCCCTACGTAGGTGCTCCGCCGAACGGCAAGAAGTTCGAGCTGCCCCCGGAGGAATCGCTCATAGGTAAGATCGTTCGAACGGAGATCGAATGGGCGAATGAAGGCGGCTACGAGTTCGACCCCAAGGAGTTCTTGAAGGGCGGCGACGCCGAGGAGAAGGATGTCGAAAGTCTCGATGAAGGTGACGCTGAAGTCTGACGAGACGAAAGGCATCGAAAGACTGCTCCGAGAGTGGCCGGAGAGAGCAGAGAAAGCCAGAGCCCA